CGATTCTGCTAATCACGCCTTTGCCCAAATGGCTTTCACCATCCAAAAGCAAACTGTGATTGTATATTCTCGTGCTTTGAAAGCTGAATACTCACTGGAACTGGCTCAGGATCTTAAAGCGATCCACGGCCTAGACGCTGAGACTGAGTTGGCAAACATTCTGTCAACTGAGATCATGGCTGAAATTAACCGTGAAGTTATTCGTACAATCAACTCACAAGCTAAGACTGGTGCGGCTACTGGTAACACTGCTGTTAACGGTATCTTCGACTTGTCAACAGACGCAGACGGCCGTTGGTCGGTTGAAAAGTTCAAGGGTCTGATTGTTCAGATCGAACGTGAAGCCAACACAATTGCTAAAGAAACTCGTAGAGGTCGTGGTAACTTCATTATCACTTCATCTGACGTAGCTTCTGCTCTTGCTGCTTCTGGCATGCTTGACTACGCTCCAGCATTGTCTACTAACTTGAACGTAGACGACACTGGCAACACATTCGCTGGTGTATTGAATGGTCGTACACGGGTATACATTGACCCATATGCAACTACTGACTATGTCACAGTTGGTTATAAGGGTACAAACCCATACGATGCAGGTATCTTCTATTGCCCATACGTACCATTAACAATGGTTCGTGCGGTTGGTGAAGACACCTTCCAGCCAAAGATTGGCTTTAAGACTCGTTACGGCATGGCAGGTAACCCATTCACTCCGGGTGCCATTGCTAACAACGGTCTGGGTACAGTGAAGTCTAACCAGTACTTCCGTATCTTCCGTGTTGATAACATTCTTGCATAATAATAAGAAACGTTAATCACCAAACTTGGGGGCCCTCTTCGGAGGGCCCTTTTTTTTGTTATAAATAGTTTTACAAAAACGGAGATTGATAATGGCAGTTACAGTTTCAACAGGAGTTGATACGTCAACTCTAACAACAAATACAAATTATTTGCAACCTAATGGGTTTAGAGTTTCTATTAATAGAAAGTATTTTCCTAATTTGCAGTTTTTTGCTCAAAGTGTTATGCATCCAGCAATGAATGCTACCGGTCCAGTTATGTCTGTACCAAGATTAACACAAGGTTTACCTATGACAGCAGATTCTCTTGAGTTTGCTGAAGTAAGTATGATGATCATTTTAGATGAAGATATGACAGCATATCAAGAATTATACGGTTGGCTTAAATCTTTTGTAGAAAGAGAAGATGCAACACCAACCCAATTAATTGACGGGCACGGACCTACTAGCGCAGATATTACAGTGTCTATTATGAGTAGTCATAACAATGTAGTAAAACAAATAGTGTATAGAGATGCTATTCCATCTTCATTAGGAGACGTTGCTTTTGAAGCTGCGACCGGCGATGTGCAATATATCGTTTTTCCCGCAAACTTTAGATTCTCATATTTTGACTTAGTATAGATAAAACTATGAAAAATAAATTAGCATGGATTATATTATGGAACTTGAAAAAATTTTGGACATGTGGCGTGAAGACTGTCAAATTGGTCAACAATTAGATAAAGCTTCCGAAGAAACACCTAAATTACACGCCAAATATTTAGAACTACTGTCAACTTCTAAACTTAGACTTAAAAGAGTACAGTCTAAGCAAAAGGTTTTGTTAAAAGAAAAGTGGCTGTATTACAATGGAAAAATGGATGAGGAAACATTAAAAGAAAAAGGTTGGAAGCCTGATCCTTTTAATGGTCTTAAAATTCTCAAAGGTGAAATGGATTACTATTATGATTCTGATCCAGAAATTCAAGACATGATACAATTAGAAGAATATTGGAAAACTGTTATCGAAACTTTGCATGAAATTGTAGAAAATATTAAATGGCGGCATCAAACAATTGGTAACATCATAAAGTGGAGACAATTCGAGGCTGGTGTCTGACGTAACATTAATAAAACAAAATGAAAGCTCAATGATAGTTGAGTCTGATTCTGGAATAGCTAGAGAGCTTGTTGAGTTTTTTAGCTTTTATGTTCCGGGATACAAGTTTATGCCTGCATATAGAAATAAAGTTTGGGACGGTAAAATTCGTCTCATGAATATGCAAACACGAGAATTACCAATTGGTTTATTAACCTATGTAATGAACTTTTGTTCCTCTAGAGGCTATAAACTAGAATGCGATCATGATCTTACTGCTATTGAGAAAATATCTGATAGCGATCTTATTTCATATATTGACAGTTTATTTTTACCTTTTGCTATTAGGGATTATCAATATGCTGCGGTTAAAAAAGCTTTAACTGTAAAAAGAGTAATTGCTCTTTCTCCAACTGGATCAGGAAAATCTCTTATCATTTATGTTTTAATGAGATGGCTTTTAGAAAAAAATGAAGGTAAAGTATTAATTATTGTACCTACTACTTCTTTAGTAGAACAAATGGCTGCAGACTTCAATGAGTACGCAGCAAATGATCACTCATTTGATACATCAGAAGAAATTCATAAAATATATTCAGGAAAGCCTAAAACAAACTTGTCTGAAAGAGTTGTTATAAGTACATGGCAATCGGTGTACAAACTTCCAAAAACGTGGTATAATCAATTTGTAGGTATTTTTGGTGATGAAGTTCATGGATTTAAGTCTAAGTCTTTGACTGGCATCATGAACAAGGCAGAAAAAACCATATATAGAATAGGAACAACAGGAACTCTTGATGGTACACAAACACATAAGCTTGTGTTGGAAGGATTGTTTGGCAGAGTATTTAACGTAACAACAACACGCGATCTTCAGGATAATGACACGCTCGCGAAGCTTGATATAACTTGTTTGAAGCTCACTTATCCTGATGAAATTCGAAAAGACGTATCTTCTAAAAAATATCAAGAAGAAATAGACTTTATTGTTGGCCATGAAAAAAGAAATAAGCTTATTAGAAATTTGGCATGTGATCAAAGTGGAAATACTCTTGTTTTGTTTCAGTATGTGGAGAAGCACGGCAAGCCGCTTTATGAGCTTATAAATAATAAAGTAGATCAAGGAAGAAAAGTCTTTTTTGTCTCAGGTGAAACAGACACTTCAGATAGGGAAGCTATTAGAAGAATAACGGAAAAACAAAAAAATGCAATTATCGTGGCAAGTCTTGGTACTTTTAGTACTGGCATTAATATCAGAAATCTCCATAATATTATTTTTGCTTCACCATCTAAATCTCAGATTAAGGTTCTTCAGTCGATTGGACGGGGTCTTAGAAAATCTGACGATGGACGCGATACCAGACTATACGATATCACAGACAATTTCCAATGGAAAAGTAAAAAAAACTACACTCTCACGCACGGTGAAGAACGAATCAAAATTTACACCAAAGAAAGATTTGACTACAAAGTCATAGAAATAGAGATATAGATATTATCATGGAACATACAGTTACAGAAATAAGTTTAAGACAATTTAAGCTATCCAATTCAGAAGAAGTTGTATGCGAAGTGCTAGACTTTGGAGAAGATGACGAGCATAGTATTGTAGTAAGAAACACTCTTAAATTAATTAATGTTGAAAATCCAAATTCAGGTACAAGATATTACGCGTTTCGCCCCTTTATGCTATATCAAGGCGATGGCCAACACGTACAAATCTTAAATCCTGGACATATCGTTAGTGAATGCACACCAACGGCAGATCTGATAACAGAATATGGTAAAGCCATAGAAGATATGATGTCAGACGAAGAGGGTAACAAGTTAAATTCTTTAGATGATACTCGTAAAGCAATGCAAGAGTACTTTGCAAAAATGAGAGAAGCTAGAGAAATATTTGAACTGGAAGATTCAGATGGAGAAGAGAGAGTAGGGAATGTTTATAAATTTCCGGGGTCTGATACTAAACACTAGTATACCCCATCCCTCAACAACCTCTATTATTATACCACAGTTTTTCGGTTTTGTAAACCCCCTAAATTAAAAAAAATCAAAAAAAAACTATTGTACTTATCCTTTGATCTGTTGTATAATATAACAGAAAGATAAACCTAGGAGGACTACGTGCCCACAGCAAAAGAAAAACCACATTACGTAAATAATGCAGAGTTTTCGCAAGCTGTAGTGGAATACGTAACAACAGTAAGAGAGGCTAAAGAATCTGGCCAAAGCTTACCAGTTGTTACAGATTATATTGCAACATGCTTTTTAAGAATAGCAGAAGGCTTGTCACACAAGTCAAACTTTATTCGCTATACCTATCGCGAAGAAATGGTAATGGATGCTGTCGAAAATTGTTTGAAAGCGATTGAAAATTATAATCTTGAAGCTGCTACGCGAACCGGTAAACCAAACGCATTTGCTTACTTTACAGAAATCTCTTGGTACGCATTTCTTAGGCGTATTGCTAAAGAGAAAAAACAACAAGACATTAAATTCAAATATTTATCGCAGTCAGGGATTGAAGAATTCCTAGTTAATGAAGGTGATAATCCAACAGCTATAGCAGTTGAAAATCATTTTGTTGATGTCTTGAAAAATCGTATTGAAAAAGTCAAAACTGTTGATACAACCATTAAACAATACGCTAAAAAAACTAAACGCAAAAAAACAGCAAAATCAGCTGATTCAGATTTGCAAGAGTTTATGGAATGACTATTGTTCAAGTTGAAAAAGATTCTGATGGGGAACTAGTATTACCATTTCCTGAAGATCTTATAAAAGAACTAGGTTGGAATATTGGAGATACACTCCAGTGGATTGATAATAATGATGGAACTTTTAGTATAAAAAAACATGAAAATAGCAATTCTTAATGATACACATTGTGGTATTAGAAACTCATCTGAAGTTTTTATGAAATACCAAGAAGACTTTTATAGCAAAGTCTTTTTCCCATATTTGCTTGAAAACGACATTAAACATATTTTGCATCTTGGTGATTACTATGATCATCGTAAATATGTAAACTTTAGATGTCTTAACTCAAACCGTAATGTATTCTTAAATAAGCTAAGAGAATACGGTATTACTATGGATATTATTCCTGGTAATCATGATACGTTTTATAAAAACACAAATGACTTAAACTCTCTTAAAGAGCTTTTAGGCCACTATATGAATGAAGTTCATATCGTTATGGAGCCTACAGTTATTGATTATGATGGATTAAAGGTGGGACTAATTCCATGGATTTGTCAAGATAACCATGATAAATCTATGAATTTTATTTCAACATGTCAAGCTGATATCATTGGAGCTCATTTAGAACTTTCTGGTTTCGAAGTTATGCGCGGTCATAAACACGAAGGTGGAATGTCTAAAGAAATTTTTAGTCGGTTTGAAATGGTTTTGTCTGGTCATTATCATTGCAAATCTTCTCAAGATAATATTCACTATCTTGGAAGTCAAATGGAATTTTTCTGGTCAGATGCAAATGATCCAAAATATTTTCATGTTTTGGATACTAAAACAAGATCATTAACACCAGTAAGAAATAATCTTACACTATTTGAAAAGATTATTTATGATGATGCTGATAAAGACTACAATGAAGTAAATGTAGACTATCTTACAAATAAGTTTGTAAAAATCATTGTTAAAAATAAACAAGACTTGTTTACGTTTGATAGATTCATTGATAGAATACAAAGCTTAGATATTCATGATTTGAAAATTCAAGAAAATTTTGCTGAGTTTATGGGAGAAAATGTTGAGGATACTGAAGTGTCAATTGAAGATACCTCAGTATTGCTCAATGCTTATATAGATAATGTCGACACAGATCTTGAAAAAGACTTAATTAAGATAAAAATGCAAGATCTAATGAAAGAAGCCCAGGCGCTGGAAATTCAATAAATGATTATATTTGAAACTGTAAGGTGGAAGAACTTTCTTTCTACCGGTAATAACACGACCGAAATTCATCTAAACAAAAGTAAATCTACTCTCATTGTTGGACACAACGGTGCTGGTAAGTCAACTATGCTTGATGCAATTTCTTTTGGCTTATTTGGTAAACCTCATAGATCAATCACTAAACCTCAATTAGTAAATTCAGTTAATAATAAAAACTGTCTTGTAGAAGTTGAGTTTTTAAGTGGAGCTAATAAATTCAAAATTGTCCGTGGTATTAAACCTGGCATCTTTGAAATTTGGAAAAATGGCACGATGATTAATCAATCATCTCATGCTAAAGAATACCAAAAAATTCTTGAACAAAATATTCTAAAGCTAAATCATAAATCTTTTCACCAAATCGTTGTTTTAGGTAGTAGTAGTTTTATTCCCTTCATGCAACTTCCAGGTGGCCATCGGCGTGAAGTGATTGAAGATCTATTAGACATTAATGTTTTTTCTAGAATGAATCAACTTTGTAAAGAAAAATATTCTGCTATTAAAGAACAAATAAGAACAAATAAATATGATCTTGACATAAACGATAATCGTATTGAAACGCAAAAGAAGTATATTAAAGATGTTAAAATACTCACTGAGCAAAATCTGGCATCAAAGAAAACTAAAATCGAAGAATTTAATACCGAGATCAAAAACCTCGAAGAACAAAACACAAACCTCTCAGACGAAGTTGATAGAACACAAGAACCTCTTGAACAAAAACTAAACGATTTGCATGATAAAAAGCAATCTTTATCTCAATACACTCATACGTTCAAACAACAAATGGGACAAATTACTAAAGATGCAAAGTTCTATGAGGAAAATGAGCATTGCCCAACGTGTTCTCAAGACATAGCTGAAAGCCTTAGATCAGAAAAGCTAGCTTCAGCCAAAGACAAAGCAAAAGAGCTCAAGTCTGCTATGGAAAAAGCTTCTCATGAATCAAGCAGCTTAGAAAAAAATATTGAGCAGATCAATGAATCACTTTCTAATGTTAGAGAAAAGCAATCTCATATACACACTAACAATAGAGAAATTACATCACTTCGTAAGCAAATTGATTCTTTACAGGATGAACTAAACACCTCTGCTGTGGCTGATTTGAATGAAGCACAAAGTGAACTTAAAAAACTAGAAAATGCTCGTGTAGCATTTATGGAAACAAATTTCACATTAAATGAGCAGCAACAATATAATCAAGTTATTCTTGAAATGCTTAAAGACACTGGTATTAAGACTAAAATTATTAAGCAGTATTTGCCAGCAATCAATCAACTGGTTAATAACTACTTACAAATCCTAGACTTTTTTGTTCACTTTGATTTAGATGAATCTTTTCAAGAAACTATTAGATCTCGTCATAGAGATGCATTTTCTTATGATTCGTTTTCAGAAGGTGAAAAGCAGCGTATTGACTTAGCGTTATTGTTTACATGGCGCCAAATTGCTAAAATGAAAAATAGTGTTGCAACTAATCTTCTGATTTTGGATGAAACATTTGACTCATCTTTAGATCATGATGGTGTAGACAATCTTATGAAAATTTTGTATTCTCTTGAAGATGACACTAACACCTTTGTTATTTCTCACAAAGGAGAGATCCTCGATGGAAAATTTCAAACGAAGATTGAGTTTGTCAAAGATAGAAATTTTTCGAAAATTAAGTAAAAAATAGTTTACAAATGAAGCGATATATGGTATAATGTATAGTATATTAAACAAAGGAGACTTGTTATGGAACTGAAAGAGTCAACTCTTCAGGTATTGAAAAACTTTTCTACTATTAATCTAAACTTAGTAGTAGAACCGGGTAATGTCGTTAAGACAATTACTGAAGCAAAAAATGTATTGGCTGAAGCTACACTAGAAGAAAGCTTTCCAGTTGGATTTGGCATTTATGACTTAAATGAATTTTTAAGCGTAGTTAGCCTCGTTGATAATCCTACTTTGAAATTTGATGATAATTATGTAATTGTTAGTGATAGCTCGGGTAGATCCAAAAGTAAATACTTCTTTAGTGATGTTGAAATGCTAACAGCTCCTAGCAAGTCAATCACTATGCCTTCAAGTGATGTAAAGTTTACGTTAGATAGTGAAACACTTTCACGCCTAAAGCGAGCTTCATCCGCACTTGGTCATACAGATGTATCAATTACACCTGCTGACGGTGCGCTCCAGCTTTCGATTGTAGATCCTCAAAATGCTACATCGAATACTTTCTCTATTATGGTTGATGGAGAATACACTGAGTCAAAGTTTAACTTTGTACTCAATATCGCCAATCTCAAAATTGTCGATGGAGATTATGAGGTGAGTATTTCATCTAAATTAATCTCAAATTTTGTTAACAAAAGCTCAGCAGTTCAATACTGGATTGCTATGGAAAAATCTTCAACGTTCGGAGTATAATTATGAGTGAAGAAAAAACAAAGGTTGAAGCATCTGAAGATCAGCATGCTCAAATCTATGAAATCAGCAATCGTGCTGCTCGCAGTACAATCGCTGTAATTGATGCGCTTACTGGTCGTGGTGCATTTAAGGGTGAAGAACTGTCTACTATTGGTCAGTTGCGGGATCAATCGATCCAAGTCATCCAGCTCGCTGAAAATTACCAGCAAGAACAAGCTTCTAAGTAAGCTTAAGCAGGAAGTCTCGCCATCGATCGTAGAGACTTCCTGCTTCCCTTTTTTATATAATGGAGCTAGTGAATGTCTAATGACTTTTTATGGGTTGAAAAATATCGACCAAAGACTATTAATGAGTGTGTATTACCAAGCTCACTAAAAACCACCTTTAATTCTATTGTTGAAACTGGTGAAATACCTAATATGCTTTTTACCGGAACTGCTGGTTTAGGTAAAACCACAGTTGCAAAAGCATTATGCAATATGCT